TGTTCTAAATGAGGATTATCAGCTTTATACTGGTCTAATTTTGCTATAGACATAATCTCATCAAACTCTTCACCAGTTTCTTTGTTTCTAAAGCTATACGTTGGCATTTTTCTTTACACGGACAGGTTTAGTTGTAATTTTTGATGGCTGTTCTTTTGGTTTAGTAGTCCTAGTCCTTTTAGGTTTTTCAGGAGGAGGAGATGTAGGGAACTTGTGCCAAGGTTCACCTTCAGACACTACTGTTTTAGGTTCTACTTTGACAGGTTCTGGAACAACCTCTATTGTTTGAGGAGGTTTAACTAGTTCAGGAGGAGGATGAACAACTGGTTCTGTTTTACCAACAAATAATTCTCTAAGCCACTTAAGCATGTTCGCCTCTTTGATTAATTTTATTTTGAAGATAGTTTAAAAGTAGACCGTATGAAGGAAGTATCACTAACAAGCTGATCAGTATCTTACTTATAGAGTTATTAGTTGCAACAATATGCCAATTTGCAGCCATAAACTCATTTGCACCATAAGCAAATGCAGTGAAGAAGAATGCATATGTGTCTAAAAATGTACTTACAACTGAACTTAATGCTGGAGCAATCCACCATGTAGAGTACTTCTCTCTAAGATATTGAAACACATACACATCCAACATGTTACTGACAAAGTAAGCAACTCCTGATCCTAATCCAATTCTAAATGCTACAGAATCAGGAGCACCACCTAACTTAACTACTGCCATAGAAACTATAATAGCAGGAATAAAAGCTAGACCAATCACTGCTCTGCCTGTTTCTTTTCCAAGCATTCTAACAGTTAAGTCTGTTAGAACAACTACTAAAGGAAAAGTAAATGCAGCTAAAGCAATAGGATGACCATAAAAATCAAATTTGAATTGAACAATGTAATTGCTTATCGCTATGATTAAGATATGCAAACCCATTAGCTTATAAGCTAATGACTTATCAACACCTTCTAGTATTTTATTAATCATGATTGTCCTTATCGATAATCATCGTAATCTAATTCAGCAAGCTCTTTTAAAGATTTTTTCTTTAGTACAGTATCTAGGTTCCGATATAACTTCCTACTTTTAGTAGACTGTTTGAACTTGTAATAATGTTTGCCATTAGATTCTTCTTCGTATTCACGAGTACGAGTATTATCTTTCTTGCTCATATTAGAATTATTTCTCCTGAATTAGACCTGGAAATGCATCCTTAATAATCTGGGGAGTGATTCCTTTAAAAGGAAGCTTTTTATCTTTTACTGCACATAGTAACTTAGCATCATCTTTATCTAAACTTTCCAACAAACCAATGAACAATTGCTCTCTTTTAAGTTTAGTTAAATCACTATTACCACCTTCAATAAACAAATACATTCGACGAACCTCTTGATACAACATGGGTTGACAATCATCAAATTGATTTTCTTTATAAGGAGGTGTTCCTTCAGGTAAAACAAAATTTATAGTAGGACAAAATGCACATTTAAGTATCCTGAGTAGTGCATCATTACTATGAAGTTGAAGGATTTGAATCTTTTCTTGTTTTGTCTTTTGCTCTGAAGCAAGTTTGATAATTTCTGAAATACCTAATTTTCTAGCCATATTAAAACTCACCAATGTGTTCCATTAAGTTTTTGAGCTTATTGTTAACAAAATAGTTAAACAATTTAGATCTATCTTTGCCATTTTGAAGATTATATTCGTCAACCACCCTAGTATGAATATACTCAGGAATGTGATCAAAGTCAATAAGATTTTTATTTCTCAAATAGTGTTCTGGATATGATATAGAAAAGTTATCTTTAATCTCTTGAATTTTCTTTGCGGTAAGAGGCTTTTGTCGTAATCCATCGATTAGACAATTGTCTGGAGAAAGGACATTTGGAATTCCATCTCCACGATCTCCTCTGAGAACTAGCTCAAAGAGATAATTAGCAGGATCCTTATCAGTAATCACTTTCTTGTGAACAGGATCATATTGAGACACATTTGCAAATTTCTGTAATTGAATAAAGTCTTTATCACCAGAGAGAATCATAATCTTCTCTGCACTTGAACTATTTAGAAATACACCATACTTATAGCAAAGAACAGCAATCACATCATCTGCTTCTGCTCCTTGCACTTGAATGACTCTATATGGAAAATAATCTTTAAGTTCTTGCTTTAACTTATTGAGAACATTAAACAAACTAGACCAATCTATGTCAGACTTTTCTCTATCTTTTTTTCTGTTTCCTTTATATGGAGGAAAGTAATCTCTTCTCCAATATTGTTTATCATCACAAGCTATTACAAGTTCTCCATATTCTGAAAACTTTGTTTTTAATGATTTGATTGTATTGAGAACCATATGACGAACGAGATCTTCTTCAAGTGGTGTGTTTGTATGATTTCCCAACTGAGAAATAATACTGGAAATCATAATTTGATTGAGGTCAAGGATAAGCATATTATACAATCCTGATTAATTGATCAGTAATCTCCTGTAAATTATGGTCTATCTTCATTGTTCTATAAATTCCACTTTTTACTGCTTCTACTACCATTCCTAAATCTTTTTCATCACTGATGTATAAATTATATTTTGCTAAGCTAGCAATCAATCCTGGAATCACTTGATCCAATGCCTCTTCAACAGCTTCTCGTTGATTGTCCTCTAACTTCTCTAGCACATCATCCAATGATTGTGGAGGAGAGTCAAGCTTTTCCTTTGGAAACATAATAACATTTTTCATAGTTTGAGCTCTGTGTTATTGTTATTGTATTCTGTTCTTAGATATTGTGCAATACTATGCATAACAATCTGGTGACAATCTTCTACTATACCATAATTGTGTACTGGAGCATGAACAAAATACCTAGCAAGATTGTGTTCCATAATGTGCCCTCCATCGAAACCTACAAAAGCAAGAGTTTGATAATTTTTTTGCTCGGCTTTTCTTAGACCAGAACACACATTTGGTGAGCTTCCACTAGCTGATATTCCAATTGCTAATCCACAATTGTCCCTAAATGCCTCTAATTGTTTGGAGAACACTTGATCGTAACTGTAATCGTTAGCTATTGCTGTCAACATAGGAATGTTTGAGGATAAGCTAATGACATTAGGTCTAAGGCTTGTATCATGCCTTACTCCTTTAGTATGATCACACGAAAAATGTTCTGATAAAGATGCTGATCCTCCATTACCAAACACATAGATTGGAAAGTTGTTGTGAGCTGCCCAGTGAATAAGTTCAGTTGCTTTATTAATTTGTTCGTAACTAATTTTAGAAAGAGTCTCATTAACTTCTTTCATGTAATTGACATAATAATCGGAAGATTTCATACAGCACTCCATTTTTTTGCCATCACAGTACTTCCTTCGTTAGAAAAACCAAAACGAAGAGCTTTATGGCCCATTTCATGGAACCTTCCTTCTGCATGTATCTTCTTTTCAAAATTGTCAAAGTAGAACATCAGATATCCACCACCTCCTGCTCCTAGCAACTTACCTCCCAATGCTCCTTCATTGATTCCAATATCATACAAATAATCAATGTAATTAGTTGTTACATTATCAGTTAACATTTTTTTAACTAACCATGTCTGATGAAGCAAATCTCCTATTGAGTCAAGATCACCCTTAGCAAACAATGAAATGCTTTGCTCTGCGTTTTTTACTAGGTGATCAGTATATTTAATGTATTCTTTAGTAGTTAGATTGTTTACCTGAGCTGATAAAATATCATCTGAATTTCTGACTAAGTTTGTATTAATGACTAGAAGGTTTCTTTCTAATTTTAAAACTGTATCAGAGAAAGAAATAATTAATGGGATTGCTATTGTTCTTTCTTTCTCAAAACTAAAAACATTAAACCCACCAAATGCAGCTGCATATTGATCCTGTTTACCAATTGGATGACCACATCGATTGATCTCAATGTCACAGGCATCTTCAGCTAATTCGTACTTACTATATGGACCAGATCCATATGATCTAATTGCATTGAGAAGTCCTACAGTAAATGACGAAGAAGAACCAAGACCAGAACCAGATGATATAATATCTGAGTAAGATCCAATCTCTATTCCACATTTGCTTAAAGGTAAATGATCTTTATACTTCTTGATACATTCACGAGCTCTATCATGTTGAAGTTTATCAATGTCGTGAACAAGTTCTATCTTTGAATACATTAGCTTGAAATGCTTTACTTCAGAGAAGTTCATTGCAATGTATAAGTGCTTGTCTATTGTTGCTGAAACAACAAGACCTTCAGATTGTTCGTAGTACTTTGGAATGTCACTACCACCTCCAAAGAAACTAATTCTAAAAGGTGTCTTGGTTAAAATCATTTAGTTCACCACATAATGAAACATTGGTCCATTTTCTTTCTTAAGGGATCTAGATTCAACAGTTGGAAATCCAAACTTCAAAGCGTTTAATGTATCTTCCCACTGACCTACAATTCTAGTCCAATTATATCTACTATCAGCATATGCTTTGACAAATTTGAGATACGACTGCATATCATCGTTCTGAACTACATCAATTGCATGATCAAGAGCATGATAGAATTTATTAGCATGTCTGTTAACATTCTCATCAAATTGATATTGGAAAGTCAATCCACCTGAAGTGTCAGACAATCCAGCAAGATTAGGATGAACACACATCAATCCAGCACTCATTGCTTCAATCAAACTTCTACTATTACATTCTGACCAAATAGAAGGATATGCAAAAATATGAGACTTTTGTAATTGTTCTCTAACCTCATCATTTGATTTGAATCCATGATAAACTACTTGAGGATGCTGTTTAAGTTTATCAAACAATTCTTGATAACGTTGATCAGCTTCATCCCAACCATAGATCTTAAAACTAGAAAACACATGGAGTTTAATGTGTTTATGCTTCTCTGCTAGTTTTTCAAATACTGGATAAAGAAGTTCCAAACCCCGTTGAGGTGTTGATGAATAAACTAAATTAATTTCATCTTTAGGTTTTTCAATAAGAGGAATAGGTGTGATTGGTGTTTCTATTACAACACATTTATCATCTTGCGGAATTTTTAATTTAGTGATGTATTGATTATACTGCCAATGACCACAAAAAACCAATTTATGGAACCTATCTCGACTAGATTGTTTACTGAGATGATTAGTTTCCGGATCTTCGGGTAAGTCATGTAACCAATAGACTCGAATCTTATCCTCTTCAATCTCTCTTACTCTGGAACATATAATCTGAAAGTCATCAGCTAAACCTTCAGGTAGTTTTTCGGCAAGACCTCGCTTGACCATCTCAGTTCCACCCATAGATTTAGAACTGATTTCATTTTCTTCAAAAGGCATCTACATGTACTCCATGTGCTTGTAATGTATCATTAATCATCATTGTTAAACTATTCGAATGTGTGTATTTAAATCCTGTTTCTTCAACAAACTTACTACCATTTGCAACCAAACAAGCTGGATCACCTTTCCTATTAGGTCCAAATTGATAACCAAAACCATCACCTACCATTGCCTGAAACCTCATTGTTACTTCTAAGTTAGAGTGACCTTTACTTGTACCAAGGTTATATTTTCTATGACCTGGTTCATTAATGTTATCGTAAGCATATATCATTGCTCTACAAATATCAACAACGTGCACATAATCTCTTACACAAGTTCCATCGTGAGTATTATATTCAGATCCATTGATAGTAAACAGAGATTTGTTTTTGTATGCTTTTACTAACTGACTCATGATATGAGGAGTGTCTTTTTGTACTCCTATACCATTATAAGAACCTACCACATTAAAATATCTAAATGACGTAATAGTGTTGTTATGTACTTCTACTTGTTTGTCGATTATTTTTTCACACATTAGTTTGCTCAAACCATAATTATTAGGAGGGTTGAGCTCTGCTCTATCTTCATGAACAGGAATTAGGTACTTGTCAGCATACACTGCTGCAGAACTAGCAAAGATCATTTTTCTTTTTTCTAGATTGCGAAGTAGAGCAGCAGTTCCTCCAACATTATTCATAAAATAAATCATAGGATCGTATGCACTAGGACCTAAAAGACTATTAGCTCCTAAATGGAAAACACCTTCTACTGTATTATCAAATAACCTCGAATAATCTTGCCTGAAGGACACATCATAGAATTTATGAGTAGGAAGGTTATGATCAGTTCCGATTACATAAAAACCACTTTCCTTTAACATCTTACATAGAACAGATCCTATGTAACCAGCATGTCCTGTGACTAATACTCTTCTCATATTTAAATTCTAGTACTTGTTACGCCAAGAGGATCTAATAATTTATTAATCTGTTCTTGACTAAGAGGTTTTAATTGATAAGGACCAGTTGAGTTTAGAGTTGTTGTAGTTAATGAAGTAAAATTTTTAGACTGATAGTTCATGTTATCATTGTAAAATGAACTTAGAGGTTGATAGTCAAAAAGTTTTATCTGTTCTGTTGAAAATAATGGATGGATATTATGAATTCTACTTCTTAGTTCTGATGAACTAAATCCATGAGATCGGTCAACATATTCAAATCTGAAACTTGGATCTCTTTTAAGTAAAATATCTTTTCCAGTAAAATTTATACCTTTGTATTCAGCACCTAAAAATCTAATATTGAAGTCAACAGTTTTACAAATTAATTCTAAATCTTTTTCAGTCTCATAAACAATTATTTCATCAACGAACTTACATCCTTGAAGTTGGATTGTCCTCTCTAAAAGAGATTGAATAGGTTTATTTTTTTCTGGTCTGTCTACAGTAGGATCAACTTGTAAACCCACGATAAGACGAGTACACTTTGACTTTGCATGCTTTAACATTAAAACGTGTCCTGCATGCAATAGATCAAAAGAACCACAAGTAAATCCTATATAACCAGAATAGCTTGGTAATTGTAATGAAACATCTTCAAACTTAAGCATTGCTGTCATTCCTCAAATCAAAGTTTATTTTAATAATAGAATCATACCTAAAAGATCTCCATGCATTCTTATCTATATCCCATACTGGAAGCACTTCTGGATCTTGTTTCTTTTCTTTATCAGTCTTCTTAACATAAGTAACAACAATACTTTCTTTTAAAGTACAATTCATTTCTCTATGTTCACCATTACTCTTTTCAAATACAACAGTTATTGGTTGAGATTTTAAAATATCAATTAACCATTTTCTACCAACTTGATGATCAGGATAATCTTTACTAAAAGCATTCATAGTTTCTCCAAACAAAAAGGGGGCATAAGCCCCCTAATTGTACCATCTAAAAATTAATTAGACAAGGCCGTTTGCAATTGCACGGTAACCAGCTGCAATAACTTTACGGCTAGGATTTCCAAGACGGAACTTTTGAGTCACACGACCTTTAGTGTCAGTATGAGTGTTTGAGTAAATTGGAAGACCATCTTCAAGGCGAAGCATAGAAACAACTTTAGAAGGTGAAGCAATTCCAAAGCGAGCTTTAATTTGCTTTGAAGTGAGTTGTTGTCCTGCGAAAAAAGCTTTGCGAAGTTTGTCTTTTTGTGTCATCATATAGTTTCTCCATTAAGTTATGTGCTATAGCACACTCAGCATACTATTCAAATAATGTAATTAAGTCAACTTCTTTGTAAATTTACTAAGTACTTGTTTCGCTTCTTTAAGATCGCTATCATTATTAACATAGTCATCAATTTGATCTAAAAGATAAAATGTTAACAAACCGTAAAAAATTCTAAGCTCTTCTCGTGAAAGATTTTCTATATCTTCGACTGTATAATCTTCTATGTACTTGCCTTTGAGCTTAGTTGTTTTCTTCATTCAATCTCCTAACCGAAGTATGTATCAGTTAGCAGACTTAACAATAGAGTATCCTTCTTTAGAAAATTTTAAAAATCTAGGTCCTATTTTTACAATGTAAAAACGTTTACCTTCTATATCTTCCTCATTAACAATATCACCAACTGTAACTTCTTTAGTAATATTATTTTTAAAGGATATGTTTGGTTTTACTTTGTATAAAGGTCTATTTTGTCTCATATTTTAAGTTCCAATCCTCACCACCATCATATGCTTCTTGGTATGTGTTAAATGTAAGTATTCTACAATGTTCACCAGATTCATAGCAATGAACAATGTATAATCCTTGATGGACGTGAATAGTACACATTCTATCTGTAGATTGTTCATAAAGTTCTGTTAAACGCATTCAAACCCCGCATTTTTAAGACTTTGTTCAAACACTTTGTAGTTGTTGTAGTCAAGTTGGATTCTTTGAGTATGATCCAATGTATGTTGAACAACACTTACTAAGCTGTGATCTTTTCCTGTAAAGTATACTTTGAACGTAGTATGATCTTTGTACAAAGTACGATTAGGAGTTACGTGATCATAATTATATGGACGACCTAGAGAAGTTTTCATATCCGTATTTGCAAATGTAGTAGCTGTCAATAATGTCTGAACTTGGATTCCATTGTTTGTCAGTCAAACCAAGAACATCCTTTACATCATAGTTTGTATCGTTAATAAAGGCAACCTGCATATCTTCTTTCTTTGCATTACCCTTACCAGTAGCAAACTTTTTAATCATTGTTGGTGATATTGTGAAAACTTCATACTGGCTAGACCATAACCTATACTTCAACACTCCACCATTCTCTGCTATATGGAAAACTCTTCCAGTTGCTGCATATGCATAATCTTCAATATAAACTTGAGTTGCATGATGCATAGCAAGAGCTTTCAATGCCCAACCTGAAATTTTATGGTATCTCTCTTCCTGAGTGGAGTAATCTTCCATAGAAGCACCGATCAGTCTTTCATTATAGAATTTACTGAGTTTGTTGACACCAGTTAAAAAGTAGAAGTGGCACCGTTCGAATTTGAACTCAGTGCCACTAAAAATACAAATAGAAGGAGATGTTAAAGACAGGTCAATTCCAGCGACTGTCTTCATCATCCTCTTCTTCATCTAGGTCATAAAGTTCGTGACCACAGTATGGACAAAAAGTAATTTCTTCTACTGTTTCAATTGCTTGAACAACAAACTCAGATCCACATTCATTACAATAATGTAAATCTGAATCATCTTGTTTCATCTAAACTACTCCTGCAAGTATTGTAATCTATAATATTAAAACTATATCTTCTCATTCCTTCTAAGTAATTAGTTTTTTTCATAATAAATTTAATGGCTTCATGATAGTTTACACAACAAAGAGAGTACATTAAATGATGAACTGTTAAATTTTTATAGTCTAATTTTTCTTTCAATTTTTCTAAAAAAAATAAAGTTTCTTTTTCACTAAGAAAAAATGGTAGATGAGGAATACTATGAAAACCTAGGCTTTCGTGACCCAAAAGTAATTCACTACAAAAACTCAAAGATAAATCTAAAGGAGCAAATTTTATTTCGTGTTCTCTTTCTAAGATTTTTCTATAGAATACTGCTATATTATAATCTTCAGGAAGAATTGTTTGTTTATTTAATTCAGGATCACTAATTGGATGAGATATTTTAAATTTATCGTCTGAAAATGTATCCAACAATTTCTTACTTCTTAAATTGAATCCTCCTCCCAGTGTAATGAATTGTTGGGTGTTATAATCAAAATCAAATTCAGTTCTTTCAAGAATATTTTTAAAAACAGGATGCTTGCTTGAAGCTGGAGAGCCAATGTAATCATAATCTAAAAAATTATCATTCCACATGTGAGGTTTGCTAGCAAAACCATCATATTGTACTATCAAAACATGAGAGGTATTAATAAATTTATAGAGTTCTTTTTGAACAAAATGCGTGTAAGATTCCCAGTTAGCTTTTTTTAATTCTAGAAAATTATACTCATCATTTATATTTAGTTGTTTATCAGAACATACAAGTATTTCATCATAGGGAACAGATTTAATAGTCTTGTTGAGAGCTATTTCAGTTAGTTCATGTTGTATATTAGTATATGTAAATAACGTTAAACTTTTGCCCATACATCTTCCCATGATCCAGTCAGAGCGCCTTTAGCATAATCAGTCGCTCTGTTTTCAAAAAAATTTGTATGAGTAGGAGCATTTATCATTTCTTCTACCCACGGTAAAGGATTCTTTTTTACTTTCATAATTCCTTTAAGACCCAAGCTAATAAGGCGACGGTCAGCAATATAGCGGATATACTGTTTAACGTCACTAGCGTCCAAGTTAGCCATGTGTACCACGCCAAATGCCAAGTCAATAAACTTATCTTCCAAATCAACCATCTTAGTTGCAATGGTATAAATTTGAGATTTAAGATCGTCATTCCAAATTTCTCTGTTCTCTTCTATGTAGGTACGGAATAATTTAATCATGGATTCGGCATGGATTGTTTCATCAACAATAGACCATGTAACAATCTGACCCATACCCTTCATCAAACCATTACGAGGAAAATTAAGTAGCATAATAAAACTACTAAAGAGCTGCATCCCTTCCGTAAACGCGCTAAACGCAGCGATGTGTGTGGCAATTGATTCTTTAGTGCTATTTTTCGAGCTGATATCCAAAAGGTAATCATGCTTTTCTTTCATCTCATTGTATTGTAGAAACTCGTTGTATGTAGTTTCTGGCATCCCAAGAGATTCAATTAAATGAGAGTAAGCAGCAATATGTAGAGCTTCTCTAGCTGCAAACCCACATAACATCATTCTAACTTCTGGTTGAGGAAAGTATGGAAGGTAGTTTTTAACATATCCTCCTGCTACATCAATATCCCCTTGAGTAAAAAATCTAAAAATATGTGTTAGAAATTTTTTTTGGTCTTCAGATAATCTATTCTTCCAATCTTTGACATCCTCAATCATTGGAACTTCAGTATGTAACCAATGAGCTTGTTCATGTTTTAACCATGCTTCGTAAGCCCAAGGATAAGAGAATGGTTTATAGAAATTGCGATCTTCTGTTAATTTAAACTTAGTTTTTTTTATCATCTGTTTCCCATAGATGCTTATATTTTTGATGAAAATGTTGAAAAGCTTTGTATTTGTTTGTTTTCAATAAAAACCCAAGAAACATTCCTATTTCTGAAGGATGTAAATTCCTTTGTAAATGTTCCATGTAATAAAATATCTCCTCCTCAGAAAGGAATAAACCAATATTATACCACCCATGAAATCCTAAACTATGATCATACCCAGTTGCTATCTCTACTGCAAAATTCAATGAATCACTTAGTGACCCATACTTCATGCCCTTAGATTTTAAAAAAGGTTGATAGAAGTAGCTCAATGCTATATCATCACAAAACCAAATCACTCCGTCTTTATTTGTATCCATAAAAGACTGGATTTCATCATATTTGTTACAAATTTCTAAAAACTTTTTACTTTTAAGACTAAATCCACCTCCTCCAGTCCTCCAATCTTTAAGATGAGCAAAATTCTTAGATATACTTGTTCCAGCATCTAAAAGACCTTTAGTGACAGGTCCATGATTAGTTGAAATCAATGGTCCTATGAAATCATAATTTAAAAACCTATTACTCCAATGAAAATTGTTTACAGCAAAACCATCATATTGAATATTGATGAGATAATCGGTATCGATAAAATTGTTAATCTTTTTAACTACTAAATTACAATAATCAGCCATTCCAAAAGTTGAATCAGCGTCTAAAAGTAATTTATTTTTAGGATTTGTTAATTCAACAAACCTATAATCACATTGTAGATTCAATGGTTTATCACTGAACACTACAATTTTTTCATGACGAATAGCTAACCTAGTTTTGTTAATAGCAAAAGCCATTAACTCATGGTTAGTGTTACCAACTATAGATATTGTAATAGACATTTATCCCTCACAAGCCAAACATGTTTCTTCATTAACTAGTGCTTTCATATCTAACTCCTCAATCACTTTACGCTCAATTTGCTTCGAGACTTTATCAGCTTTGCCAATCTTCTCTGAGCGGCAGTAGTAT